GGGGGGTCGGATCGGATATGTAAACTAATCAATGGGTTATGAAAAGAGGGGTGGGGGTGCGGATTCAAAAACGCCTTATACAGGCATTCTAAACCTTTGTTATTCCATCATGTTATCTAACACGCCTGTATCAATAGGCTTTGCACGTTTCACGGCTTCAGCTTGTAAAGCCTTCAAACGCCTGGCAAGCTGATCCTGTGTCATGGTGCTAGGTGCATCATCAAAAGTTCCTAAGTTATTGAGTTCTAGGGCTTTTTCAGCTAACCATTGATTAGCCTTTAGGCGTGTTGCCTTTGATCCTTCGTTATCCTGGGCGATCAACTTAATGTTTTTGATAGCCAAGAGGCCGGAAAGCTGAATATCACGCTCTAAATATTCTTTTACACGCTCTGAAAAAACATTACTCCCCATAATCTGCATAACTAGCTTTAAATCGCATGAGTACGCACTTGCAACCGTGTCGGGGTTTTCACCCTGCAACAGCTTCAAAACAATGTTTTCCATTAAATCTTGTTTGATAAGGTCATTCATAAGGCCATAAATACAGGCTTTTGACAGGCTTTGCAAGATAAATAAAAAAAGTGCTGGGCATTCCCAACAAAAAGGACTAGATTATAAATAGATGTCGGGGTTTTCCTGACTTCATAAACAAAAACAAAGGATTAGGACATGATCAAAACAATAACCCTTTGCACCGTTGCCGCTGGTTTGCTGCTAGGTGCCTTTTATATCGGGATAAGCCGCGACCTATGCCGCCGCGACAATATCACCCCCGCCGAATATGCGGAAATGAAACTAGATTGCTCAAACTGGCTTTACAGATAAGGAGATCAAACCATGACACAGCCATTTAAAAAAACCGTCTTTATCGGATCACAGCCCGAATGGTATCGAGGCAACGAAACGCACCCCGCAAAAGTATTTTGCAAAATCGAGGTAAAGGAAAAAGAAAAAAGCGGTCTTTGCCTTTCTATATCCGGTGTAATCGGGCCGCTTTCAAACGGTGATGCAATCGGGTCATGCGGTCAAATTTATGACAGCATCGACATAAAAACTTTTGCGCCTGGATGGAATAAAACCAAGCTGCAAAAATTCTTGTCTATATGGCGCGATCATCACTTAAACGATATGAACGCCGCAACCCCTGAGATGAAAAAAGCGGGATGGTGCGAGCTTGCCAGTAAAGAGATTTTTAAATTCTCTTACATTCAAACAAACGAAGCCAGCAAACGCCGGAAAGAATTACAGGCGAACGCAACACAGGCCGCGCTTGATGGAAAAACGCTTGAATTGTCAGAGGATGACAAACGCCTTTTATTGTCCGATACCTCAAAAGACATTTACGCCTATGACCTGCCCGAAACGCCGGAATTTATGGAGCCTTGGACAGATTACCAAAGCAAAAAGCACAAAATCGAGCGTAAAACATTGGGTTGGGTAAACATGCAAGAGCATCCAGACGGATTACTAGGCCGCGAACTTGACGGAAAAAAATATGGTCATGCCTGGTATTTTCACGAAGTCCCCGCCGATGTTCTGCAATGGCTTTTTGAACTGCCCGAAACAGAAACCAAACCCGCCTGGATATAAGAGGAGTAAAGCACATGACCCTTACCGAACTTAGAAAAATGATAGTTAAGCACAGCCGCGAAATGGAACTGGCTTATGATTTGTGTGACGAAACGCTAACAACTGAAGGTATGGAAGACCTACGCAAAGTAAAAGCGCATTATGACCGTGCGTGCGACACGTTTTTTAACCTTTTTGGCCACGGAGTAAAATAATGAAACACAAGCACTATGACACAGCATATAACGCGCACCGCAATACCAGCTTTAGCCCAGATAAACGGTATGAAGCAACCCGCGCACTTGAAAAAATAAAGCATTCACATGCTTTCAATGTGCCTGGGTATCAATACAAAAAAAAGATAAATCAACATGCAACGCTTTACCATTTTGCGGATAATTCGCGCATGGTGATTTATCACAGCACAAGCCGCGCCGATTGTTTCCATTTAGACTGGAAAGGCACCGCGCAAGATGTGCATTTAGGCCCGATAAAAGGCACCCCCATTAAACATTAACCAAAGAGGAAACTAAACCATGAAAAAACATAGCAAGCCATATCTGGCAATCATTGCAGAACTTGAAAAAGGCACGATCACAAAAGGCCGGATAACCGGAATAAAACGCGCCTTAAATAACCAGTACAGAAAAAATAATGGTTGGTCTATTTCTGTCACTGCTACCAAAATCACAGACGACGAATTAAGCGACATTCTGCAACGCATTGAACGCAACCCGCCCCGCGTATCTGATGACATGGCAGCGCAAGGCATCGAATGGTTGCGAAAACTTTGGAAAACACCAAAAGACCGCGAACGCAAAAACAACCCTTTTTCAGATCGACAAGCGCGGATTATATCACCGCAATATTTTAGCCATTTCACACTTGCCGGTTTCGATGAGATTGGACGCGGGAACCATTACCCGATTTATGGAGTGCATAGTATTGCAGGGCTAGGCTTGCAAAAAGCTGATGTTTTTTATTATACGCCGTTGCCCTGGCAAGCCTCAAACGATCAACTTATTTTTCAATAGGTGAAGCCATGACAAAACCAGATCTAAAAAACCGGTTGCCAATCCGCGACGATGTGAAGCTAATCACATATCATAGACCGCCAACACAAGGGGAAATTCGTTTCGGTCATGGTGCTACACATTACCGCGATTTTGAGCCTTCAGAATGTTGTCATCCAGGGACGCGCATTTTAAAGGCGTGGTTTATAGCTGATGACGGATTGCGCTATTACAGATGAAAACACTAATTCACATTTACGCGGTTTTATATCTGCTGTTTATTGCCGCGCTCTTAATTGGCCTCGTATAATTCCCCTATCCTAAACTTTGCCCCCGCCTTGCGCGGGGGTTTTTTTTAATCCATCATCATATTGCGAAACCATTTAGGCAACCGCTGATTAAGCCGCCATATTTCATGTGCCTGTATAGCTTTTAATGTTGCGTCTGTATGTGCATTCTTGCCGGATCTCAGGCGGTCGAATTTCACGCGCTCAAAAGGCTTGCCGGTTTGCCTGTAAAGATATTCGGGAATTGATGACAGACCCCTTACACCGCTTTTTAATCCTGAAGGCTTCACCGCTCTTTCAAGATGACCGCTTTTTATCAGTTCAGCTAAATATGCAGATAACGATCTATAGAATGTTTTGACCTCGACCCCTTCAGCTTCACTAATCAGGCTGCAAATACGATCATGTGAATACCATAGCCAAGCCTCTCTGTTATTCCGGCCCGAGGTCGCCGCCATGATCCTTTCTTTCCAAGTGAGGGTGGTTTTCATTTTATTTTCACATTCTGACGGTTTTTAGTTTCAATTTCAAAATCACCAATTAGCCCCATGATCGACCCGAATGGACAAGTGGACATGCCTTTAGGCATTTGTCCATTTTGTCCACTCTCAGGGTTGCGGTGGACATTTATGGTGTCCACTCATTGTCCACTGTGTCCACTCCATCCGTAACTAATTGATGTTTAACAGTTTCTTTCGTGATGCCTTTTGTCCTCAGCGTGTCCAATGCTCTTGAAAATGCTTTCATTTGCGTCTTATTTGGGATTGCCATAACTTCTAATTGGACAAGCGATTTGTCCACTGAAACCCCGACATCGAATACCCCATTCGCTTTCAAAATATCATGGAAGATGACGCATTTTGCCTGAAGCTCGGTATGTGAATAATTGACATCCATGTCGGGGTTTTGAATTGCCTCATCATAATATTTGATGGCGCGATATGCCGCCAGGGGTGCCGCGTCCAATTCCTCTTCAATCGATGGCGCGATGGCATCGAACTCGGTTTCACCTTCCACGACGACCGAACAGGTTGTGATCGGATCGCCATCCTCATCTTTTGCCAATTCGACGATGTTCAACCCGAAGCGTTTTTGCTGACCGGTTTCATCGTCCTTCTGTTTCGTGCTACTGAAGGAGCGATACCACTTCTCGCCGCGCTTTTCAGCCTTGACCTGGATCTCTGTATCGATGTTGCCTTTGAGCGACGAGTGACCCCGCGCCCCTGCGCTCTCATCCTTGCCGGTGTGATGCACGACCATAACGGCGACCTTGCGATTGAATTTAATGCTTGACATGTTGTTCACGAACTTCGTCATGTCCTCGCTGTTTTCATTCCCGCCACCAAATGCGGCACTGAGCGTATCGACGATCACGAGGCCGCATTTATAACCTGACTTCGCTTCCAGGTCGGTAATCAATTTGGCGATCAGCTTCAGGTGATCTTTGTTGTTCAGCAGGTCAACGTGCGCCGGATAATAAGCGAACGGGTGTTCCTTCAAACTCGTACCTGCCTTCACTCCGACACGCGATCTTGCTGCCACGGCCCGTTTGCCGAATGATGCACCGCTTTCCGTACAGATATAAAGCACAGCCATTTTGCGCTTGCATTTAAAACCCGCCCAATCTTTACCGGCAGCTAAGTGCATCGCCATGTCCAGCGTCAAAAAAGATTTTCCGCTTCCTGATGGGCCGAATAATACATTCACCGTTTCGGCATTCATAAAATGTTTGAAGAGTGGTGTGCCACTGCTTTTAATCGTTGCATCACCTGAACTGATGAATGCGGCAGTGTCGAATAATTGCTGGACTTTCTCACGTTCTTTTTGCAGCGGGTTTACCTGCGCGGCAATTCGATCAAGATCAACCTGGTCAAGTCCGGCTGTGAAATCGTTGCCTGATCGCTCATAGCAGCGAATAATTTCCCGCGCTGTGAGATCCTTATTCTTTCCATGTTCGAAATGCCAAAGGATTTGCGCTGTTTCCAGCAATGAAAACCCTTCGTATTTTAATTCCTTCGCCATCGTAAAGTCGCGCTCGGATCTCGATGGCTTCATGTCGATCTTGTTTGTCCACAGATCGTCGATCTTATCATTGCGGTTCCGCGCTGCCTCGAACTTATTTTTCACATCGGCTGGCAGCGGCAATTTCACTTTGTCCATATCAAGCTGTGTGTAATCGATCTCGCTTGTCGTGCTGTCTGCCTCTGAAGGCGTGACGAAATCAATCTGTTGGTATCGCTGACCAATGCGCGTCGATCTGGCGAGTGCCTTCTTCCTGCCTTTTTTCTTGGCGGTCGGCATGTTCCATGTGTACGGAATACGCATGATCCGGTCGATATTTTGAACGCGATCGGTGTCGTATTTATCTGCCAATCCTCGTGACAGTGCTTCGTATTGAAGGCGGGTTTCTTCTGTGACCGGCACCGGCTCATTGAGCATCCAAAACGCCTGGATACCGCCTCCGCTGTCCGTTATAACTGTCGGCGGGTTATCGCCTTCCGCAAGCTGCTCTGCCAACTGGCGCAGCCTGACACGCTCTTGATCGAAGTCCTTATCCTTTGCCGGATCTGCGTCCAACCAGATCGCGTTGATTTCCTTAATATGCTCTTTCTTTAATTTATTGTCCGGCGCGTCATCCTTTGGTGTATTGACAGAATAATAAAGGTTGCGCTTACCGTTATTTTTCTCGATAAAGTTTTCGATGGCTTCGCTGCCTACGGGCCGTGTCAGACCGGTGACGTTTAAGCTGAAGGGATCGATGGCGACAACATTGATGAGCTTATCTTTAAAGAGCGTTTTGAGGAACGTTACAGCTTTTTTTGTGTTGTCGGATAATTGATTTTCTGTCATACTGGTTCTGCTTTTAGGGCCATTGTTTATCTCCGTTGGACAAAGGAGAACCCCATTGCGGATCGGTGGGGTTCTTTTTTTATACATCTACAATGAACTGAGCGTCAATATAAAATGTTGGTGATTTCCTTCTTTTTCTGTTGACACCGCTTTTTTGCTGTTCTATGTTGGGTAAATCCAGACGAACACGGACGACCGTGAACGTTGATGGAAAGAAACAAAGGAACTGCTGAAATGAAAAAATATTTTTTAATTGCTACGGCAATCACCCTCTTGACAACTCCTGCAATCGCTGAAACTGCCACAATCTGTTATCCTCCTATCGAGGTCCAGGCTGAGATCGTTTCTCAACAGATCGCACAAAAAGTGATCGACGAATATTGCAACCAACTCGATCCTGTGTCCAGTGAAAAAGGTGCGATCATTATTTATTATGATCGTGATGCCAATGGTGAATGTGTCGCCAAAGTTAAAGTGGTGAAATAATGCGACGGGGGGATAGCAGAGTTCGTACAGGTGCTTCGCTTCGATCAGTGTGTGGTGATGTCACCATTCGCGGTCAGGCGAAGCAGATTGCAGCCAAGTATGAAGAGCTTGCTATTGAGGCTCACCGGAACCGTGATAACGTAATGGCGCACAACTACCTGCAACACTCGGAACACTATAAAAGGGTTCAAGAAAATGTCCAATAAACTTCACATCGATACGATGGATGCGCGTGGCGCGGCTGTGCTGTCCGAATACCTTGAACTGCAAGGTTTCCGCTATGGATATAACGGTCGCGCCTGTCAACGTCGCTCACCGAGCAACATGCGCTTCGTCACTGTTGATCGTGATGCGCTGTTTTACAGCGGCAGCAAAGGTGCGGCAACCGATGTCACATGGCACGAGTTGACCAAGCATGAGATCAAAGAAATGCTGAAGGCGATCAAGGATGAGGCATTGTCGGCAGATGTGATGCGCGAAGCCAAATACCATCGTCTGTCGGCAACGCAATATCTTGTTGTGCAGGAATTCAAAAGCGAATTCGGCAATGATGAATATAAATCGATGTGCAGAAACTTCGGTAAATATAAAGAGGATGTTTCTGAACTGTCCGGCTATCAACTGGAAAAGTGCATCTCAATGATGCAGGAGCAAATCAATTTACTCAAAGCAAGGCGGCTCACTGGTGACTATACCAACATGTCGCGCAATCACCGCCTCGTGATGAGCAAAGACGAATCCAAACTCGAAAGAGTGTGGGTGACGCAGAATGGTTATGAGATGCCAATCTCAAAAATGAAAGATGACCATCTGCACAACACGATACTGTTAATTGATCGCAGTATCAGCAAAGGCATGTACCGCCTTGGTGGGAACGAAGATCTTCCTGAACTCTTAGAGATGCTGGAAGTCGAACGCACCGAACGCGGTATGCCGATGCCTCTTATCCCGATCAAATCACTTGAATGGAGAAAAGCAAATGTCTGACCATGACCCTGAAACTGGCGAAGTGAAAACTTCGACATCAACTGCCTTGGCTCTCAACAGCCAGGAATCCCTTGACGCTCTGAAGAAGGAAGTGATGGATGAATTCATTACGTCCGATAAGGAAGTGTTCAAAGCCGCAATGCGTTCGCTGCTCACACAAGAGCAGAAGTTGAACAAACAAAAAGCGTCCATCGACCAGGACATCGAGCAGCTTCACAAAGCTCGTGCTGCACTGGAAGAGGCGTTCAAAAACGGCACTCTGCATTCCGCAGAAGATGCGCGTGGTGTTGTTCGCACTGTCGGTAAGCGTACCAACGTTCTTGACGATTTTGAGGATTAAGCCATGTTGAACGGAAAAAAGAAATCCCATCTCGAAGCTCGTGCCTCACTGAAACAGAAAATGTTGAAGTCCGGCCCGTTGGCGTTCATCGAAGTAACAGCGGCAGAGTTGTCGATTACACTCAGTCCTGAATTTCCTGAACTGATCGAAGAGGTTCGTCAGGAACTCAAAGAGCGTGAAGTGAAAGCGGCTGTTGCCAAACAACGCGCAGAGCTTGGATCTGAAAGCGGCCTTGCAGCGATGGCGGGTTATCGTCATCCGATGGAAGGTTTGTCACGCGATCCTGAGTTCACGAAAGAGCCGGACCACAAAGCCCATCTCGAACGGCAGGAGCGCAGCGAACCTGGCGACCTGACATTTGAACAGGCGGTGCGGCCTCTCATTCGTTATCATTTCGGCCTGTCGTATTGCAGCTATTACACAGTGCCGCGCCTTGCGCTTCAGGAGATGCCGCGCTGGTGGCAGTGGCTCTTCTGCTTCCTTGTAAATATGCTGCCTGAAACCCCAACCTACACCTGCCAGCGTCGTGATAAGAAAGGTCACTTCATCAAGAATGATCCGTGGGCTAACTATCGTCGCGGCAGTGTAAAAGACGTTCAAGAATTGGAGTGTGAACATGACTGAACAAGTAGTAATTTTTGATCTCGATGGCACACTTGCTGACATCAATCACCGGCTGCATTTCGTGCAGAACGGCAATAAACAGTGGGATGAGTTCTACAAGGCTTGTCCCAATGACGGGCCGAAAGAACCGATCATCGAGCTTGCCCGTATGTGTGACGATGCTGGTCACACGATTGTCATCTCGTCCGGTCGTTCTGAAAACGTGCGCCAGGAAACAATCGATTGGCTTGAAAAGCACAATATCAATTATGCGCGGCTTTTCATGCGGCCTGATAACTGCTACGTCAAAGACACGATCCTGAAAAAGAACTGGCTCGATGAGGGTTTATTTGGCCCGAAAGAGAACATCCTGTTCGTTGTTGAAGATCGTGATAGCATGGTCGAGATGTGGCGCAAGCAAGGTCTGACATGTTTGCAGGTCGAACGCTGGATCGAAGAAGGTGAGATGTCCTTTCCATTGAAGAAAATCGAGATGGCGCGTAACATGGCAAAGTTCATTAGCGCGACCGATCAGGACAAACGCTTCAACGATTGGTGTATCGCACAGGAGAGAAAATAATGGTACGTTATATCTTACCTGTGCTGTTTTGGAGTTCGCTTTTCGCAATCATTTTTGTGGGGTTTTAAAATGGCTGAAAAAAATAAATGGGGTCCATACGACATCACGCTCAAAGTGCTGAAGAACAAGGTGTACATCCTTGAATATAAACAGCACGAGAGCGAACATCGTAAGATCCTGACAAAGGCAATGGCGATCAGGATGGCGAACGATTTCAATGTGCGCCGTGAGATCCGCGACGTAATTATCGAAGCATTCAAAGAAGGAGTAATCGCATGAACGCAGAAACAAAACACGGTGGACCCGAAAATCCCTATGAAACAATCAAGGTGATCGAAGCATGGGGTCTTGACCAGAATTTCAACCTTGCAAACGTTGTCAGCAAAATTTGCACTGCTGAAAAATCTGAAGACAATGTGCAAACGTTGAAAGATGCCCGATGGTATCTTGACCGCGAAATCAAGAAACTCGAAGGGATGCCTGATCCGGCACAAATGGATTTACTCAACCAACCTGAAGGAGAAACTACCAATGGCTAAAACCCGCAAAGCACCAACCGGTGCAAAACCTGCACAGAAGCCTGTTCAGAATGCACCAGCAGCGACAGCACCGCAACAAACTATCGTGATGGTTCACTACGTCTGCTTTTCATTTAAGAACGGCAACACGATCAAGGCACCTGTTGACAGCGGTGATTCTGCAAAAGCTGTCCTGCGCGATGTCCTGGTGAGCGTCACCAGTGGTAAGCCGTACATCAACGAAGAGAAAGGCATCCTGTTCAATCCTGTTGAACTGAGCCATTCATTCGCCGTTGTTGAAAGGGCAGCACAATGAACCAAATCGAGCAAAAAACAGTACCGACGCTTTCCGAAACGGAAATGGCGGCAATCATCCTGACAGGCGCATGTCACAATCGCGCCTGGAATGCAGGATGGTGGCACGATCTCAATACCGGTGCGAAACTTGATCGCAACGTGCCTGAGATGCTGTGTTTGATCCACAGTGAGATCAGCGAGGGTCTTGAAGGTTTCCGCAAAAACCTGAACGACGACAAGCTGCCTCACCGCAAGATGCTCGAAGTCGAATTGGCTGATGCAGCCATTCGCATCTTCGATCTTGCTGGTGGTCTTGGCCTTGACATCGCTGGTGCCATCGCTGAAAAGATGGCGTTCAACGAGCAGCGTGAAGATCATAAGATCGAAAACCGCCAAGGCGAAAACGGAAAGAAGATCTAACATGTCAGGTGAGGTCATCTTTATGAACAAAAAAGGTGTCCACTCGTTCGACGGGAAAGAGGTCAAGCCTCTTTTTCGTCGGGCGAAAACTGATGAAGAACGCAAGGAAGAATTTGCAGCATGGGCGAAGCTGAAGCCGGTTTATTTTCCGACCTGGGTGTGGGAAGAAATCAGCAAACGCTATCCTGATCGCTATAAAATGTTCTTGCCGGTTTATCAGGGACAGCGGGTAATTTTAACATAGGAAAAATCAAATGCGAAATCTGAAATCAATTCTCTCGATGGGTGCTGCAATGTCTGCAATCGCAGCGATGGGTATGCAGGTGCAACGGCCTGTTCGTGCCACGCCTCGCAAGCCGAAGGTGATGGTCAAACCTGAGCCTTACAAACCAGTCGTCCACTACGTCAATCCTGACCCTCTGCAAGCGGCTCTGAACAAGATGACCAACTGGCAGCGCAATCAGGCCGGTCGTGCGTGTAAAGGCAATTTCCGTCGCCTCACACCCGAACTGCTGGAACACTTTTGCAATCTGAAGAAACCGGCATGAGCGCACGATACAAATTAAAAACTGGTCAGATCAATTTCGAGAGCCTGGACAACCCAGGTGCCTATTCCTGCATCGTGATTAAGGACGGGCAGTTTTACAACCTCTCGGAAGATCTGCGCCAGATGCTCATCGAAAAACTTCAACAGCCCCAACGGGCCGAAACCACCAGCTTAGAGGATATGTTCTAATGGCACAGTTTGAATACGACATGGACAAAAACGACATCAGTTTTATTCGCTTCGGTAACACTGGCGCAGCCGGTTCTGAAAGCTGGATGAAAGGGTCGAAAATGAAACCTTATCAGATCAAAAAACTGAAAGAGCTTTTGAGATCGGTGGAAGGCGCAGATGTCAAGCCTGAAAACACCCCAAATCTCGAAAATATGTTCGAATAAAGTGTTGACAATTCCCAACAGGAGTTTTAAAAATTGAGTATGAAAGTTCCTACCCACAAAGAATTCACCGATCACATCAAAGACCATCTGAAAGAAACCGGCGAAAAGCCATCATCTTTCGGTCGTCGTGTATTGGGTGACAGTGGCGCAATCCCGCGCCTCTTCGAAGGCACCGATCCTCGGCTGTCAACGATGCAACGCATTTTGAAAGCAATCGAAAAGGCCGCGAAGAATGTTACTCGCTCTTGATCTCGGTACAAAAACAGGTTGGGCGACCAACAGTAATGCTGGCATCCAACATGGTATGCAGGAATTCAAGAACGACCGTTTTTCCGGTGGCGGGATGCGTTTCCTGAAATTCGAAAAATGGTTGAACGAGATTCCACGACCCACTCAGGTTGTGTTTGAAGAAGTGCGTCGTCATGCTGCCACCGATGCCGCGCATGTGTACGGGGGCTTGATGGCAATCGTCACAAAATTCTGTGAACAACATGGTATTCCATATCAGGGTGTTCCGGTTGGCACGATCAAAAAGTTTTGGACCGGCAAAGGCAACGGTAACAAAGAAGCCATGCTCAAAGCCGGTCATAAGCGCGGATTTAAAACCGTGGATGATGATAACGAAATGGATGCGATTGCCCTCTTGCATTACTGGATTTCAGAGTGTATGGTGGACAAATCCAATATTGAATTGGAAGACATGTTGAACTGATACCCTGCCTGAAATGATGAACTGAAAGACCTGCTGAAATGATCCAAGAACCCAACCTTTTTCCCTACCAGATCGAAGGCGCGAAATTTCTCGCAGCAAGGCAATATGCCGGTCTGTTCGACGGAATGCGTATGGGTAAAACACGCCAGTTCCTCAAAGCAGCAAGAATGATTGGTGCCGAAACGATTGCGGTCGTTGCGAAAGCATCAGGTGTTTATGTGTGGGAAAAAGAAGCGCGTGAATGGGGCTTCGATCCGATCATCCTGAAAGCTGGCGACGAGCCACAATGGAAAAAATTCAATATCCTTTCGTACAACGGTTTGATCTCTGAATTACACGATCAACTGATCGCCATGTGCTACGACTTACTCGGTGGTGATGAAAGCGATGCGTTCAAAAATATGCAAGCCGCCAGGACACAAAAATTCTTCGGTCTGCGCGAAGATAAATATCGCGCCAACGTCTTTGTTTTCGACGTTGATTTAGGTCTTATGGCCTATGCTGATCGCGTGTGGGTGATGACCGGAACGCCTGTGCTGAACAACCCGTCCGAGCTTTACCCGATGATGCGTACCATGTTCCCCGATGCCATCTTGAACGACAAAACGGGTGAACCGATGTCTTTTAATAATTTCTGCGGTATGTATTGCCGGTACGGAAAAAGCAATGGTTTCGGTCGCAAAATCGTCGGCGGCAAGAACCTTCAAAAACTGCGCGATCAACTGCGCGGTCGTGTGCTGCGCCGGACAAAAGAGCAGGTGTGGGAAGAATGGAAAGAGCCGATCATCGATCTGCTGCCTGTTCCTGGCAACGTCGATGGCATCCCGTCGAACGAAATTGCGATGGTGCGCGAAGCTCTCGCTTCTGAAGACATTGTTTCCGCGCTACGGGCCGTGGCACCGCATTGCGCCAGCTTACGCCGGTTGACCGGTCTTGCGAAAGTCAATGGTGTTGTGGATTGGATTGACGACAATATTGAACTCACTGAAAAACTGATCGTGTTCGCGCATCACAAGGAAGTGATTGCCGCGCTGAAAAACAAGATCAAAAAATACAAATACGTCGAGATCATCGGCGGCATGACACAAGAGCAAAAATACAACGCATATACGGCTTTTCAGGAAGATCCGAAAGTGCAGATTTTTATCGGGCAGAACCAGGCAGCGCGTGACAGTATCCCGCTGTGGAAAGCCTCGACAACGATTTCCATTGAACCCGATTGGGTTCCTGGAAACAACGATCAGATGCTTGATCGTATGACCCACTTCTCAAAGAAAGAACCGTGTGTCGGGTATTATGCTACGCTGCGCGGTTCAATCGATGAGGATATACAGAAGGCCAATATCACGAAGCGAGAAATCACTTCTGAGCTTGGATTGAATTAACCAAACCTCTAAAGGAGAAATGACAATGCCTATCCAACTTATCATTACCGGCGATCACATCACCGATGTTTTTGCTGAAATCTCAAACTTCGCTGCTGCAATCGGTGGTGATGCACCAAAAAACGAAGCTGGCGCGACGAGTGGGTCGAAAGGCTCGACCGCCTCTGCGCCATCCCCCAAGACTGCACCGGCATCGACAGAAGCCCCTGCAACTGGTGGAAAAACCGATGCGAAACTGACTCGTAACGAGCAGGATGCAGCGGTTGAAGAAATGGTCGAAGCCGGTGAAAAAGATGCTCGTTACGAGCAGCTTACCAAAGGTCGCAAAAAAGCGGTCGATGACGGTATCGCCAAAAAAGCCGAAGCAGAAAGCACTGAAGACGCGCTTTCCGACATGTTCGACGACACCCCTTCAGAGAGTGAAGAGGAAGAAGTCGAAATCACTGCTGACACGATCCGCGACATGATGGGTAAACTCGGCAAAGATGCCAAGGGCAACCCGATCCAGGAAAACCTGCTCAAGATCAAATCCGTTCTTGAAAAAGCGATCCCGAAAGGCGTGGAAATCAAAGTCGGCAACATCCCTGCTGACAAGCTGCAAACCGTCTTCGCTGAACTCAAAAAGCTGGAAGGTTAATATGGCATCGGTCGATATTGATTTTGATCGTATCGATCCCGAAAGGGAAACGAAACACGCATATTTCATCATCTTCGAAGAAGGTTTTGATGAGGTATCGTGTTTCGTTCCGAAGTCGCAGGTCGAGGTGGATGAAAAACGCAAGGTCGTCACGATGCCTGAATGGATGGCGACAGAGAAAGGACTCGTGTGATGTTTATTGAGCAAGCTAGAAAAGCATTACAGGTTAGCCCGAAACCAGAAGCATTTCGCATTGAAAGTGATGAGGTTAAAGATTTAGCTGAAGAATTTGAATACAGACTTCAACCAGACGGTCGTAGTAAAAAACAACGATTGAAGGACATCGAGATTCAAATTCGAAGTGGAAACTGCAAACTTTTTGGAATTCCAGTGAGGGTTCAATGAGCGAAGATAACGGACACAGCCTGAACAGCCCTTCATCGTTCGCACGGCGAATCGGCTGCCCTGGATCTGCAAACCTTGAAAAGCAGTTCCCCAATGAAAGCTCGTCGTATGCCGATGAAGGCACCGCTGCTCACGCGCTCGGAGAGATGTGCCTTAAAGAAGGTAAGGATGCCGACTATTATGAAGGCGAGGAAATCAACGCTGAAGACGATCCGACAAAACCGGCGAAGATGTTTACGGTCGATCAGGACATGATTTCGGCGGTGCAGGAATACGTTGACCATTGCCGACCCCTGTTGGGCCATCATCTGATTGAACACAAGTTTCAGCTTCCATTTCTCGGCTCAGGTGAGAAAGGGACATCCGACTTTACCGCGCTGAAAGACCGGATCTTGCATGTCGTCGATTACAAACACGGTAAAGGTGTGACGGTCGAGCATGTCGGCAATATTCAAGGTCTGTGCTACGGATTAGGAGCCGCGCATCACTTCGACAATCACGAATGGCACACGCTGCGGATCACCATCGCGCAGCCCCGCGCATACCATGAAGAAGGTGGTATCCGGTCATGGGATGTGCCTCGTGCAGAATTACTGGATTACATGATCAATTTCGCCGCTGCTGCAAAAGCGACCGAAGATCCAAACGCACCCCTACGGGTCGGATCGTGGTGCCGCTTCTGCAAGGCCAAGGCACAATGCCCTGAGCAAGCGCGGTCGGCGGCAGAGATCATGGAAATGGATTTCGGTGAACCGACTTCACAGCCGGTGCCGGTAAATTTTTTGAGTGACGCGCAAATTGCTGACATCGTATTGAACAAGATTAAAATCATTGAGCAATGGTGTGCTTCACTCAAAGACTATGCACAAACACGCGCTGAAAGCGGTAAACCGCTTCCTGGCACCAAGCTCGTCGCAACAAGAGCCGTTCGCGTGTGGAAGGATCGTGTAAAGGCTGAAAAATTCTTCGCAAAACAGTTAGGTGATAACGCCTACAAGATTGTGAAGGAATTTCACAGCGCACCGCAGATCGAAAAAGTTGTGGGTAAAAAAGAGTTCGCAAAACTCACCACAGACAAGAAATTCGTGGATCAAATTGGTGTTGAGGCGGTTTCGACCGGCGCAACACTGGTTTCCGAATCGGACCCTAGAGATAGTGTTCGTTCATCAGTCGAAGATGATTTCGGCTAAACACAAAAGGAGAAAACAATGGTCGATAACCAACACCAAAAAAATCAAAGGATATAGAGATTTATCAGAGGAAGAAATTGCTCTGATGAATGAGGGGAAAGAACTGTCCGTCAAGGTCGGTGAATTCCTCGAAAAGTTGGAGAAAGCAGAGTTCGCACAGACGAGCGATGCCGTACCTGACAAACGCTGGCTGTCGATTGGTAAGACGCATCTGCAACAGGGCTTCATGGCTGTGATCAGATCGATTGCCAAACCGACAACCTTTTAACAACCTAAACTGCTAATCTGAAAGGAACTGCTAACATGACTAACAAATCAGACGTAACCAAGTGCCATATTTCGAATTCCGGCACGATCATCACCCCATCCGGTCGCCTCTCATACGCGCAATACCTGATCGAACCACAGGAACGCACCTATGAAGACAGCGGCAAGACGGTTAAGGTTTACAGCATGAACTTGCTGCTGCCTCCTGGTCGTGATCTTGTGGAATTGAAAAAGGCAATGGGTAAAATCGCCCTCGAAAAATGCAAAGGTGACAAGAACCGCGCAGCTAATTTTGTCAACAAGCGTTTCCTCGATCCGAACAACCTGCCCCAAGGTGGTAAACCGATGGGTGAAGAGTTCGAAGGCTGGACGCTCATTCGCGCAACGTCTTCTTACAAGCCGAAATTTGCTTATCCGAACGGTAAGGAAATTCCTGCGGAAGAAGTCGAAAACGAACTGTATTCCGGTCGTTGGGCGCGTGTGACCATCAACCCATACTGGACGGACAACAAGAAGAACCCTGGTGTCTGCCTCGGCCTTCAGAACGTCCACCTGCTCGATCACGATGAAAAGCTCGGTGGTGCAATCGCATCTGCTGAAGATGATTTCGGTGATGCAGGTGTTGGTGAAGACGCTGGCAGCAATGCCGGTGGCGACACCAGCAGCAGCGTTGACGACATGTTCAACTAATCCTCTGACGGGCCGGTTTCGAAAGTTTCCGGCCCGTCTTTGGTTATTATAATGATCAAAAAACAACGAAAGTGAGCAGAATAATGTCCAAGCAAATCCCCATTATAGGTTCGGTGACGGAACAGAAATTGATCATCACGTTCGCCAAACAGGAAAACGGTGAAGGCGCGATCAATTTTGATTTCGAGCCACCCATCGCGGAAGCAATTTCGCCGGAACAACGTGCAGCCGTAAATGTCGCGGAACAAATCATCAAAATGTTTGGCCTTGATGTTGCGAAGGCTGAGAAGGAGAAAAAGAATGCCATCATCCAGTGATCACATGCAGATCGGCGGTAATGCCGGTGCAAGACTGAAATCTTTCGTTGATCGGATCTGCCGGTTGGAACAGGAGAAGAAGGATCTCGGTGAAGATGTAAAAGACGTTTACTCGGAAGCCAAAGGTGTCGGTTTTGACACCAAGATCCTGCGTAAAGTCGTGAAGCGTTCGCAGATGGACCCTGATAAACGCCAGGAAGAAGACGATCTGCTCGACACATACGAAATCGCGCTGAAAAACAGCCTGAATTCGATGATGGAGGATTGATCGATGAATGTCCTCGAACGCGCAAATCAGATCACCAAAGAACGCGGGAAAACATACGGTCATCCTTATGAAGACTATGTTCGCACCGCGAAGATGTGGTCGGCAATTCTCGGTGTCGAAATCACGCCTGACCAGGCTATCAAGTGCATGATCGCTGTGAAGCTATCGCGCCTCAGCAAAACACCGGATCATCAAGATAGCATCGATGATCTTGCCGGTTATACATGGTGCCTCGATGAGGTCGTGAAGATCCAACGCGGGGTGGATATTGAGGCATGACTTGCGCGAAGAAACGGGTGAAGTGCTGGATCGTGGTGTCGAAAATAAGCGGCTACCATCAATTCGAAGGCACCAACGATGTGCAGAACGCACAGGAAGCCTGTCCACGCACTGAGGGTGAAGGATACGAGAAGTGCCGCACAATCTGCAAACAACCTGCTCACGCTGAGTTAATCGCATTAAAAAAAGCACTGGAATCCGGTGTGGATCTACATGATGCCACTGCCTACATCGAAGGCATCGATCACTGCTGTAAAAACTGTCAGCGGCAGATGTATGCTGCTGGAATTCGAACCATTAAATTCATCGAAGGAGAAGCACATGATAAAGGAAATAAAAGAGATAATTAAAGACCTCAAATCTGACGGTTGGGTTGAAATATCACGCAATGGTCACATAAAAATGCGTCATCCTATAATGGGGATGCAGATGATACCGAACTCGCCGCGCTGCCCTCACTAGAAGAAGAATTTACTGAAACAGATCGAGCATAAATACAAAGCCGCAGGAATAAAAACATGACCAACAACGACATCATCAACGATATTGAAACATACCCGAATTGCTTCCTGATCTCGTTTTTGCAGATCTCGACCGGCAAGATTAAAGTGTTTGAGATGTCGCCCTGGCGCAACGATTGGAATGAATTCCGGCTGTTTGCGCGAAACTGCTCAAATGGCTTCGTCCGATGGGTCGGCTTCAACAATTATTATTTCGACTATCCCGTCATCCATTATATGCTGCAAAAATTCAAGCTCGGAAATTACACCGGAGAGCAGCTTGCGAAAGCCGCCTATGAAAAGGCGCAGATGCTCATCAATGCCGGTAAAGACGACAAGTTCCAGCAGATCATTTGGGACAATAACCAGATCGTGCCGCAGGTCGATTTATTCCGCATTCATCACTTCGATAACGTCGCCAGAGCGACATCGTTGAAGGTGCTGGAATTCAATATGCGCTCGGATAGCGTCGAGGATCTGCCGTTTGATTTTAGAAAAACCCTGACACGCGAAGAATGCGTTGTGCTGGTCGAGTACAACAAACACGACCTGCGCGAAACTGAAAAATTCTATCATAAATCGCTCGATATGATCCGGTTCCGCGAAGAACTCAGTAAAAAATATGAGCGCAATTTCTTGAACCATAATGACACAAAAATCGGCAAAGATTACTTCATCATGGAACTCGAAAAAGCCGGTGTGAAGTGCTACAATTTCGATGATGGATCTCGCGCACCAAATCAGACGAAGCGCGAAAAGATCAAAATCCGCGACATCATTTTTTCCTATATTCAGTTTGACCGGCCCGAATTCGACGCGGTGCTGTCATGGTTGAAACGGCAGGAGATCAGTCACACGAAAGGCGTGTTCACCGAACTCGATCACGAAGGGCTGCGGGATCTCGAACAATACACCAATTTGAAGACCACCAAAGGCAAGGTGAAAAACCTGAATTGCATCGTGGATGGTTTTCAGTTCGATTTCGGCACTGGTGGCATCCACGGATCGGTGGCATCCACCATCGTCGAAGAGGATGAGGATTTCGCGCTCCTGGACTACGATGTGACCAGCCTTTACCCCTCAATCGCCATCGTGAACGAGGTATTCCCGAAACACCTGAGCAAGAAATTTTGCAGCGTGTATGAGCAGCTTAAAAAGGACCGTGTTAGTTACAAAAAAGGCACCCCTGAGAACGCCATGTTGAAGCTGGCGTTGAACGGGGTCTATGGCGACAGTAACAACCAATATTCGCCTTTTTATGATCCGCAGTACACAATGACGATCACGATCAACGGTCAGTTGATGCTCTGCATGTTGGCTGAGATGTTTTTGCAGGTCGAGGATCTGAAGATCATCCAAATCAACACAGACGGTATCACGATCAAAGTGCGCCGGAATAAAATCGACGAGGTGGAAGCCAAGTGCAAGGAATGGATGAAGATCACGCGGCTCGACCTCGAACGGGCCGATTACAGCAAAATGTTTATCCGCGATGTCAACAATTATATCGGGAAATACACTGAAAAATCCGCTGAGGAACAAAAGAAAAAAGTCAAGTGTAAAGGTGTCTATGAATGGGAAAGCCTGTATCGCCCGAACCATCCGAAACCGGCTGACATCACATGGCACAAAAATCACTCAGCCGTTGTGGTGCAACAGGCGGTCCAGGCGCATCTTATCGAGGGTAAAAATATCGCTGAATTTATCCGGCAGCACCAAGATCCTTTTGACTTTATGCTGCGCGTGAAAGTCAACAAAAAAGATCGCTTGATGTGGGGTGACGATCAGATCCAAAACACCACGCGCTATTTTATCAGCACTGACGGTCGGCAGCTTGTGAAGGTGATGGCACCGCTGGCGAAGAACCCTGACAAGGAACGTCCGATCAAGGTGCATGATGGATTTAAAGCGACACCGATGAACAAAATGGGTGAAGTGAAAAATATCGATTATAGCTGGTACATCGAAGAGGCTGAAAAATTGGTCAGGCCGCTTTATGACGGAATGCTCACAGATATGATGATTTAGAAAGCTCGTCTTCCAGCGATCCCATCGAAATATGCCCGTATGTTTTCTGCACCGTGGTCGGATTGTCGCCCAGGAGCTTCGACACCGCATAGATCGACACACCATCTTCCAGCAGGTGCGTTGCGCGGGTGTGGCGCAGGATGTGAGGTGTGATCCGACCTGCTGGTCGCCCGTCACGCTCAGGTACTTCCAGCAACCCGACTTTCTCGCATAGTTTCGTAAAATCGATCAAAAGATCTTGATCTGACCCTAGAACCCATTCATTCGTGCGCCGGTCGTGCATTTCCTTCAGCAGATCGAAAAGGTCGCCCATCGGCACCACCGGACGACGCTTATTGGTCTTCACAGCACCCCGCTTATCGAGGTTGATCGTGCGCCGGTTGAAATCACACTGATACCATTCGAGGCATTCCACGGCCCGTCTGCGGCTGGCGGTGCCATATACGATCTTGATAAATTGCTGCATGGTGCCATCTGCCGCCTCGATCAGGGTTTTCAGTTCGTCTTTGAACAACCAAACCTCGCGCTTCGGCAGGTCGGTCGGGATCTCGAACGTGGGTTTATGCAATTCCGAGATCCGCTTCCATTGCAGGGCATGATTACAGGCCGCACGAAGCGTTGTCAGTTCCCGCGCCACTGTGGACATGGTGACACCTTTCCCCATCCTGTACGCGACGTATTGGCGGCATAATGGGATGTCGATCTCATAGACCAGCCGACCCTTGAAAAAGGGTGTCAGAGCATTGATTGCCGCCCTTGTGCGCCTCCAATCCACAGCTTTATTCTCGCGGCTGTAGGCAGTCAGGATCTCTATAACATCATTGCTTCTAGCTGGCGTTTGCTTTTTAGCCATAAAACTTGCTCCTTTGAATAGCGAGAGTGGTTTCCAGGGGTTCGGACATCCGGCACAAAATAACCGCTTTCACGCCATCTTTCGACGGTGCGAACGGTCACATCGAGATCTTTGGCGACCTCTTTTGTGGTCAAGAATGGTGTTGTCGGGGTTTTCACAATATATCCTTATATTTCAATCTTATAAGGATATATTACCTCATGTCGGGGTTCATGTCAATGGGAATTTCCAACATTAGTTTTGATTTTTCAAAATTTTTTAGCGACGATTAGCGTCTGAGGGTCTGACAGTGATCCGCAGGGGTGGACGCTCTTCAGCTTGAACATCATCGCTGGCAGCGTGAGAAATCGCACCAGGAACACGCGCACCAACCGCACCCATCGCTGTCGGGGTTTTACCTGCCGCCCAACGCGCCAGCGTTTCAGACATCAGGGCTTTGACCGTTCCATAGGTCATCCCTGCAACTGTCGCTGTGGCTGGTAAATTGGCGTATCCAGCCGCACCACCGACACCGGCAGCAGCAACTTCCTTGATACCCATCGCGCTCATACCTGTACCGGCTGTGCGGCTGGTATTGGCTTCGAGGCCGCGTTGTTTGAACGCATCAGCGATCAGCGCGAGGTCATCGAGTGTCTGACGGGTGCCGAGATCATCATCAAACAGCATGTTTTTGACGCGAGGGTCCATGTTGTTCCATTCGGTGACGAATTTCGTCGGGCTGACAATCTCACCGGTCGCATCCTGTGCGCCAGCTTTGGCAAGACCGAGATCCTGCACGATATTGGCGCGAAGGTTGTCCCACTGCTCAGGTGTCGCATTGCGCTGGATATAATTCATCTTGTCAGGGTTTTTGTACGCCTGACGTAGGAATTCACCACTGCGTTCAAGCTGACCTGTCATCAGTTTTTCAGCTTGTGGTAGATCCCCGCCTTGTGAAAGCAGGATCTCATCGTTGTGTGCTGCCGCCTGTTCACTCATCAGCTTGCGGAAATCATCACCGACACCGGCAGTATCAGCCGCGCCTTCGAGATCCTTCGTGATGGCAGAATAAAGCTGCTTGCTCTGACCACCTTTGATGCTCGGTTGATCAGTCCGGCGACCGACATTCGTGCGCCAGGAACGGAATTGCTCGTAAGGCACCGTATTGGTGGCTGTGATCTGCTCGACCGGCGCGTCAACCTTCATCGGCACACCATCGGGACCGAGGACAGAAGATGCTTTTGGCTGCATGGTTGTAGTTTTATTCTTGACCAGCATATCATCAAGCAATGCGAGTTCATGCCTCAATGCGCTCTGAAGCTCAGGATCGACTTTCGGGATCATCTCAGCGATAGCGTTGCGCGTGTTCGTCACATCGATTGGGGTTCTTGCTCCAATCTTCGTCATCAGCGCATCTTCACGACCACCAAAGCTGCCGCGCATCTTCTTCGCACCACCTTCAGCAATGTCATAGGTCTGCTGCGCGAGATCGACTTTATTGACCATTGGGCCGGTTCCAGCAGGACGCACGTTATCAGCCGCATCGGTGAGCGCGTCAGTGAATTGATCGAACTGTTTGGTGCGAACATTTTCAGGAACAGCAGAGAAGAACGGCAGCGCAGATGCACCGGATTCAAGCTGTGCGCCCATCCGATTACCAGTCATACCGACAGAAGGACGAACACCTTGTCTTGTCATCGCTTCCAGTGTTTCTCCACCACCTTCACGAGAGAAGATCTTACCGATTGCTTTTGGACCGCTGTATGTGAGTGCGCCAGGTCCAAGAGATCCAAAGAATTGCATCATAGCCGAAGCAATCGGACCCATATCATTCTGTTCTGCCACGACACGGCCCATCTCGCCACCACCGGCTGATGCAAGCTCTGCGGCAACGGCTGTTTTGGGTGCCGCCTGAATAGGTGCGTTCAATGCTGCTGCGAATTTACCGGCTGCACCAGGCGTTTTGGCAGCAAGACCAACTGCACCAAGACCGGTCACACCAGAGCCAAATGCTTCAGCAATATTCGAGGAAATAGGGTAGTTAGTGTTCGGCTCATTGATGCCGCCTACACCACCCATGCGCGGAATGCTGCCGATGGCATCGATCAGAGGATCTTCACCCATCCATGCCATGAAATCACCTACAGGACCGCCAACTTCGGCACCATATTCACTGTTCTTTTTGAAACCCTGTTCACCAGGAAGAAGGTTGAGCAGCTTGGGTGCGTTGTTGATGATATTCCACGGTGTTTCGGCAACCTGAGCCATGCCGCGCAACGTCGATCCGGCAAGGTTGCGGATATACGGCTTCACACCCATGTTGTCTTGTTTGCTGTTCGTCTTTTCAATCGCAGCACGAAGATCAACAGGCGGCAATTCCTGTTGTTTTCCTCTATTCTCTGCTAAAAACGATTGAAGGTCATTTGCCATTATTACATCCCCAACATATTAGCGCGTTGGATCACAGCATCTTTGAGATCCTGCGGCGGGTTGTAGTTGAAGAATTCAAGAACGCCTTGAAGCTCTTCAGGCGAATTCATGCGACCAACACTTTCCAGCGTCGGAATGTTGTGCATCACCGGTCCCATGTCGTTCTGCGTTCTCAGGCTACCATCATCGTTGTAACCACGATAGATGATGTTGTTGTAAGTGTTTTGCAGACGCATCATGTTATAGCGAAGCTGCTCAGGCGATTGACTTTGTGCCAGCGATCCGAATACCGCCTGAAGCAAACGGTTCTCGAATTCAGAAACCTGACCGAGCGCACCACCTGTCGGAGATGCTTCACGCATCGACTGCAATTTGTCGAAGCCGATATTCGCCTTGATGGTGTCAAGCATTTGGCTGAAGTCGTGCGAAGGCAGACCAGGAATACCACTGGTCATGTTACCGACGAAACCTGCGACCGCACCACCTTTTTCATTGAGCATGTTCAAGCTGCGATTGAGTTCATCATTCACAAGATCACCCTGAATATAACGAAGGCGATCATGCTCGTTCTGCTTCTGCTGCTGAACAGGTGATGTCGGCAACGGTGTGATAACCGTACCGTCAGGTTGCTGGACCGGCGCGTTCTGCGGCTGCTGACCGAACGGACCTTGCGGTGCCATCGGTTGCTGAGGCTGCATTCCTGCCGGTGCCATTTGCTGACCACCACCCATCTGCTGCGATACATCGGTGCCAAGCACTTTTTGCACATAGGGCTGCGTTTCTTCAGGCTTCGGCAGCACTGCGTAATTGCGACCGGCTTGAAGCCATTTATCAGCGTTGGCAGGACCGGCATTGTAAGCTATCAACGCGGCCTCTTCATCACCTTGATAGCGTTGCAGCATCGCACCGAGATAATCGATACCGACACGCACGTTTTCTTCCTGCGATCCGTCTGCTGCGGGTTGAACGCCAAAACCAGGTTTCGCTGCCGTGGAAGGCATCACCTGCATTGGGCCGATTGCGCCAGCCGGTGACGGACCTTGGTTCATACCGTAGCTGCTTTCCGCACCGAACACACCATCTGCGAGAGCAGGGCGAACACCAGCTTGATCTGCCGAAGCCATGACGAATTCGCGGCCTTGCTGACCTTGGATAGGCATTGCAGGTCGGTTGGTCGCCGGACGCGCTGGTGTGTAGATCTGACGACCACCCTCTTTGTCGATTGTAACTTCTGGTGCAACGCCAACCCCGTATTCTTGCATGGGAAGACCAGTGCTACCGTCAACAATATACTTAGCATCACCCGCATCAACCTGCATCGGCTTGTTGACATACGTTCCAAATAATTTCGCAGCATCCGTTTCCCCCCGACTTTCGATGTCACGACGATACATGTCGTTTCGAATTTCTGGTGACAGGTTTGGCAGTGCATAGTTGCCAAGCCCCATCTGACGATTATCCATTTCGTTTTGAGTGTTCAAACGTTCCATCTGCGCTTGCATATACTGCTGCTTTTGCAGATCCGCTTGTGTAGGCTGCGACAGATAATATTTGTACAGTGCGCCAACTGCTTGATTGGCGGCATCGGCCCAAGGGTCTTTATATTGTTCTGCCATTAGAGCCTCCCTGCCAGTTGATAGCCGAATAAATTCACCGGCTTGTTATCCATGAAGAGGCCGTATGATGTCTGAGGTGCGCCAGGTCCATAAACGCCTGGTGGCATCGGTCCTGGCACCGTATTGGAGAATGAACCGCCAGCAGAGCCGTACAGCGACAAACCTGTTCCTGCGGCCTTCATCAGCGTCGGGAACAAGGATGGCGACTTGGATGCGTTGTTTGCAGCAGCACTCATTTCAATCGGCAGCAAGCGCGTGTTCGCACCGGCCTTATCCTGAATGCCGCCAAACAGACGGGCAAAATCGGTCTGAGAAAGGCCGCTGTTGAACAGCGCACCACCATAACCGGAAAGAGCAGCTTGATTGCCAACATCACGATCCGTCTTGGCAGCGGCATCCTCGGATTCCTTCTGACGCGCCAGCACCACGTTCTTCGGCGCATTCGCAGTCAAGCCCATATTATAATCAGGTTGGGTGCGAACATCGTTGAACGCTCTTTCGATTTTTTCAGCTTCGAGTTGACGCTGCTGATCGAATTCTTCACGACCTTGTTTTTGTGTGTTGTTGGCCTGGATCGATCCTGCATCGGCAGCGAATTGCGTGTTACGCGCCATGTTGTCAGTGAACGCCTGGTTCTTCGCGTTCATAACGCGCTGCTCATTCTTCGCCGCTTCACGCGACTGAAGATACGTTCCCCCTGCGGAGAGAGCTAGGCCAACGGCTGTTACTGGATCGCACATCTCTTCATCTCAAATCGTGTAAACATTTCGCCTCGTGGTCCAAGCGGCTCAGGATCATAAGTTTTGAAACCGAGCCACCGCAACCACGCGACAGATTTTTCATTCTTCGAATGGACGTAGTTATAAATGAACTCATAACCACTGACCATTTTCTCAACAACTTTCTGGCACCGGACAGCAAACATCCTTGAATATTTATCGAAGTCCGGTGTTGCCAGCATCCAAATCATTCCGACCTTCTGCTCGAACTCGTCAATCGGTGTGACACCAAACATGCACACGACTTTTCCATCGACTTCCCACACTTCGGAATTTTCCAGGAGATCAGGCGTAGCTTCAAGCGATTCACGGATCGTGGACCCGTCGAATGCGTCAACTTCCTCGATGTCTTCAGGTCTTACATGATCAATAAGATATTCGACATCATCCTGTGTGGGTTTGCGAATGAGTTCTTTGATCATGTCCCTACCCGATTACATCGACGCTACCATTACCGGCTTTGCCATACTGTTGAACACCGGTTCCTTGTCTGTAGGTTCTGGCGTTTTGGATTGCTGCCGCGTTGCCGAGGTTTCCGAAGAAGTCAGCAAAGACGTTAGCCAGCGGTGAGGATGGTGCTGTGGGTTGCAGTGCTTGCACAGCAGAGGCGGCAGCAGCGGAAGCAGAGCCAGGATCGGCAGCAGCGCGGTTGTCGGCATAAAGCTGCGACTTGCGACTGTCGATGTTGCTGCGAAGACCTTGAACAGCCGTTTGCGCCTGATTGCTGATCGCCAGTTTTTGTGTGTCAAAATATTTCTGAAGATCTGCCATCTGCTTCGCACCGACCGAACCTGTCAGGTTGCCGGTCTGCGCCAGTTGCAGCGTCAAGCGTTTTACAGCGTCAGCATACTGGTCGTCAAGCTGCGGGGTGTAATACCCCATGTATTGATCGTTGTATCCTTGGTAGAAATCGTCATTGAAGCCAGCGAAAGCCTGGTCGATGCTAGTCTGACCTTGCGTGATACGCGCCTGTCTTGCAGCTTCCTGTTGACGAGCGATTTCAGCCGAATTGTCTTTGGGTTTTGAACTCTTGCACATGTTATCCGTCCTCGTGTAGTCCGACATAGTGCATGGCGAGTGCAGATAACGTTGCCTGTCCTGCCGATGAGCAGGTGAGGTTTACCGCAAAGAGGCTGGACACGCCTGTTACCCCGTATCGCGGTTTACCGTAAGTAGTTCCTGTTGCGATGCCCTGATTGACCTTCGTGGCCTCATTAGCAGGGTCAGGCAACAATTCTACCTTCCAACTATTTGTACCAATAATATCGAATCCAAGCAACTCTTTAAATGCAGCAGGGTTCTTTGCGCTAAAATAAGGCAGTTCAATGATGCAAATATCTTCATTTTCATCAGGATAGGTGTTATTATCAGCACCCCCATAGAGATAAAGCCGGTCAACCCCACCATCATCCTTGCCGCGCACATATATCCGGTCGCCCACCTTGGCGAAGTGCTGGATGTCAAAATCCACCTCGTAATAGGACCATGCTGAGATCTTCGCCGCAGGGAAATAGCTCAGGACGTAGATCCGGTTCTTGATCCCAAGCCAGAAACGACCGTCAATCGGTTCCACAACACCGACCGCAGCCGCAATTTCTTCCTCGGTGAGCGTATCCATATAATCGCGGATATGCGTGTCGATGGGTGTGCCGACATCGGACACATAAGCAGCGTTCGAACTGTCACGCGCCTTGATGCTTCGAATACCAGAGGTATCGAGATAAAACACATCGTTGTTACCGTATGGCACCACGGACCCAGGCGCAGTCGTGCCGGTGTTTTGCAGCGTTTGCAGGAACACGTTAATGCTGGAATCTTCAGAGATAGACCAAATACGAATGTTGTTCGCAGAGAAAATCGCCATCAAGCCTTGATATTCCTGCGCGACGGTCAGGGTTTCTTCACCGGCTGTTTGCGAGGCCATGTTGATGAAACCGTAATCGACACCGGACACCCATTGCGTCGGTGCGCCGAGCGCGGAGAAATAAAGGTTGCTGCTGGCTGTCGAATACATCTTCTGCTTAAACGTGAGCGCAGAAATACCCGTACCGGATGCGCGACCTGTCACGATATATTCTTCAGTGCCGTTGATCGTAATTTTAAACTGATCTGCGGATTCGAACGTTCCTGTGATTTGGGCCGTATAAACCTGCGCGACAGCGGTTGTTGCAGTGACACCGCCACTCATTGTCGCGTCATGGGTTGATGTCACGTTTCCGCTTTCATTCGTGACAACGACAAAGCCGTTCGGAGATGCGCCAGATCCGGCAACAGCGGAAATCGTAACAACCGGCCCGTCAGCGGTCGCTGTATAATTCGGTGAAGACGTTTCAGCGTTGATCGCATCGGCAATGTCTTCAGCGGTTGCTGAGTTCGAAGTCACCCACGGCACACCGGCATACGCACCGCCTGTCAAGTTGGTCACACTACCGACCGTAACGTCACCTGTCACACCTGGCGCGACGACAAAACCATTTGGCGACGATCCGGTGCCAGCCAGCGCAGTGATCGAAACGACCGCGCCAGATCCACCGGCTGTATATTCAGGTGAAGACGAATATGAATTGATCTGAGCGCGAATTGCGGCTGCGGTCGTGCTGTTGTCGCCTGTGTGATCGACCGGCGCACCGAGAATATCGACACCATTGACCAAAACCTCATCGACGGTGTTCACACCCGCGCTGTTCGTGCCGCCTGTGACCGTGAAAGATCCTGCGGCAAGCGTTTCACTATCACCACCAAGGATATTGACACCATCAACTGTGATCGAAACCATGTTGTTTGTGCCAGCACTCGCGCTGCCGCCTGTGATCGTGATCTCTGCTGTGGCAAGCACTTCCGCTATATCAACAACGTTCGCCTGAGTTTGCGTTAAAGTGATGTCCTGATCAGGATTCGATCCGTTGTTCGTCGTCGATTTCGAGATCGTGAACGGTACACCCGCTGTTTGCGATGTGATCGTGATCGTGTTTGTCGATGCGTTCGCGTTGACAGCCGGTGAGTTGTTGATGGCGGTCGCCAAAGCAGCCGCAACAGCGTTATTAGAGCCGATAGTCGTTGCCAACGTGTCCCAATCGGTGACACGAGAAGTGTTGTAGAAGTGATAAATGTTACCGTCAGCAAATTCGATGATTGAATAAAGCTGACCGTTGAATGCTTCCGCATCTTTAATACTGTCGATGGCTGTTGCAGGTGTCGGATGCTGCGTGAGAAGATGCGTGACACCTGCTGGAACGTTACCCGCCTGAGCCGCGCTATAACCGCAGGTATAAAGCGTTTCGTTGATCGCAAAAAGTCCTCGCGTCGTTGAAGGAAAAGAACCTGACTGCTGGACGAATTTTTTACGCCGCGCAACGTCACCGCCGCGTGTGAGATGCCCGTCTTTTACCGTCCAGGCAGAACCAAGCTCTGCCGCAACACGAGAAGCCCGTTTGCGGTCCATTCCGAGCCTGACATCTTGCATCTGAACATAAGGCATCTCATTAGCTCACTACGATTGTTGTTTTTCCGCTGTGAGGGCGGTTTCCATTACGATTTCCAAGACCAACCTGGACCATTTTGCTGTCGGATTGCGAATTCCGGCGCAACATCATCAGTCTGCGTTCGGCCTGTGATAATTTGTTCTTTGCGTCGTTCGATTTCTGCCGCGCAAGGATCTCTGCTGCTGCAAAAAGCACGATCAGGCGATCATCGAGATCAGCCGTGTCGCTTTCCTCGATCAAATCGCCAAGTTTTTTGGTGCCGAGCAGATAAATCGTTGCAGCCTGATTTGGCACAGGCCATGCTTCAAGCTTCTCTGCGCTGCCGGTGTCACGAATATCCCATTTCAGCGTCGGAAACGACTTTTCCATCGGTGAAGCGTTGCTGTCATAGATGGAATAATCTTCAAGCAAGATGCCACGCTCAATCGGCACATAAACACCGTTGTATTTGAGCTTGACATCTTGAATGCGGTCGAAATTCAGATCCGCTGGAAGATCATAATAACGCTGGTTATTCGCCAGCGTGATCGTGCGTTGAACCCGCAGGTGAGGCCACTCATATTCTTCGTACAGAAGCTCCTGAGTGCGTTGCAGGATGACCTTTAGGTTTTCAACCTCGTCAACCCCCACCGCGACGTTCTGAGTACGGCCCGTTTCAGCGCGGAGTTGCGCGATAAGAGAAAGAAGCTGCTTTCCACGAGCCATTTATGTTACCCCGCCAGGTCTTGTAAGCTCACCTGTTCTGCTGGAATGACACGATCCATGCGATCCTGTTCGTTTTGCGTCATGGTTTGAGAATGATTTTCTCTCTTGTCGGCTTTCGTCACCGATTTTGCGACAGAGATTACATCGTCTTCGTCAACCATTCCGAAACGCTCAACGAGATCGGACGGAAGTTGTTCCGGTACAGAACCCAATGGGCCGAAAATTGTGTCGATTGATTGTTCGCGTTTCACGAGAGCCTGGTCGTACAGACCTTTCAGACGCTCTTTTTCTTCGCGCAAATTGATGCGTTTTTCCTCATGGACTTCCACACCAACCACGGCATCAACACCGTGAATGTACTGAAGCACCAGAATTTCTGGTGCAGAAAAGATCTTCTCGATCTCGTTCATGGTAGATCCGGCTAACCGGAGTTTCGCTTTGTAATACTGCATTTTGTACCTTGCCTTTCGCAGTTAGAGTGAAGGAGTGCCGTGTGGCGAACACGGCACTCCCCTTGAAAAATTAACCAGCGTACTGTGTAACGCCTTTGTAGGCCGGATCGGGTTCTGCAACAAGCAGAGTGATCTCGGTTGCTCCATCAAGCGTTGCCAGCGGTTCGTATGTGCCGCGAACGTCACCGGTCGTTGCCGTAGCAGCGTCAGAAACACCTGCTACCAACAGACCGCCTGGTTCGATGACAGTCGTGATCGAAGCTGCGCCAGCAGAAGGTGCTGCGTCATTTTCGACTTCGACAGTGCCGCCAGCCAATACGGTCGTGTTTGCAGGACCGGAGAGGCTATCGACAACACCAACCGCAGAGCCGGAAAGTGCAATCGTGATCGTACCGACTGTGCCAGCCGCAGTTTTCACCGTTAAGGTGGAATCCGCAGTTGCGACAGCCGTGTTGGTCACGGCATACACATCCTTGATGTGACCACCAATCGGGGAAACACCGTAAACCTGACCCGCATCAGCCAGTGAAGGCGTATCGGAATTTAGGAATACCTTGCTACCCTTGTCATAGACGACTGAGCCTTCTTTGACATTGATCACATTGGCTTCGTTGCTCAGGAAAGCAGGAAGGCCGAGCTTGTTGCCCGTACCGACCGTCAAGCTGGTGACGTTTGCAGACACGGAAATATCCGTGACTTCAGCAAATGCTTTCGCGCCAGTGAAGGAAGTGCCGGAACCGGAACTTTCAACAATGGTGTTACCATACTCGTCTTTACCCGTCACAGTCAGAACGGCAGTGCCGGTCCAAGATGCGACAACGTTACGCGGTACGTCAGGAACACCGTTCAGTGCTGCTGCCGCAAGAGCCGCTGCTGCCGTGGTGTCAACCGAGAACACACCCGCTGAGGTGAGGTTCTGCGATTCCACATAACCATTGGTATCTGCCACTGCTGGCGAACCCAGGGTTACACGAACAACCGACCCAAGGACGGTGCGTTTGATGTCGGCTTCGTTGATAGCGGCCTGAGCAGCTTCATTCGAATCCGAACCTTCAACGTTGAACTGAGCGTTCAAACGCGCACCGGTCGGGATGGTTGTTGCACCAAGATAGGTCACAGTAATTTCGGATGCACCGAACGCAACTGTGAAGTCGGACGGAGAACTCAGCAAACGCTGGAACTTGTCAACCCACAATTTATGTCCGTATGCAGCGAAAGTACCTGCACTCGTCCCTGCCGGATAAGCAAAGGTCTTCGTGCCACTCGTAGCAATCGGAGTACCGACTACTGTTTCAGAATTTTTGAAAGACATGATTTGATCTCCTTTCTTTCAATTAAGCGATTGACACGATACCGGAAGTGTTACGCTGGCGGCAAACCAGACCGACAACATCCGTAACAGCACGATACATGACGTATTTATCGTGAGGACGCGCAGGGCTGTGACGCTTGTTGCGTTCACTGTCCATGTACATCGGATAAATGGCGTTCGTATCGATGATATACAGATATTTGCTTTCGCCTTCGTCGTCGAGGGTCGGGTCATAGTTGATGACCATACCTTTGAACGAAGTGTCGGCAACACTGATGTCGATGGAGCCTTTTTGCGCCCAACCGCTATCAGTGTAGGTGCCGTTCGTGCGAAGCTCTTTTTCCAACGCATCCAGGAACGCGGAACCCGCGAACATGACATGCTTCGGAGAGCCGTAACGCTTCAACTGACGGAACTCGTTTTGCAGAGCTTGTGCGATGGTCGAGTTCTGCGGCGAAGCTGTGGACAGGCCGAGGTTCACTCGGTTTCTCCACCAGGTATTCGTCGATTGGTCGATACCACCTACAATCAATGCAGAGGTCGGGTTGGTCAGAATGAACGACTTGATGCCAGGGCAAAGTTCGCTGTCTTGCGAACCGTCGCGCCAGAACATTGCGTTCATACCACGAGCGTGACCTTCCATCATGTCTTCAATCTTATCGTCGAAGATGTCTGCAAGAGCAGTCATTTCACGATCCGAGTGACGACTTTCACCGCGACCGGTTGTGGTATCGCTGATCGAGATACCGTTCCGTTGCAGTTCATCAAACGTGACCTCGATACCAGCGTGGATACGCTTGTAAGGGAAGGTCGCCATTTTGATGTTGGCAGGGTTGCTGTAGCTGACCGTATCGTCATGGCTGAAGCCTTGGATGCCGGTTGTGTACTCGCCTTTCACGCGAACAGTCAGGAATTCCTTACCCGCAGGGAAGGTCTTCGCTTTCTTTTCGAACATGCTCAGGAGAGGTTTGTCCTGGATCGTTTGTGAATAAATCGTACCACGGTCCAGGTGATGATCGAGAGTAGCGTTAGCCAAACTCTCTAGTTCTTGTACTGTAAATGACATGATTCGCTCCTTTTTGTCATTACTGGTTGAGCGTTCTGCGGATCACATCAAGGGTGTTTTTCGGTTCGGGCATGTTCGAAGCGGAGCTACCACCATCAACAGTTCTGACTTGCTTGCGCGGAGGTGTCAACTTTTTCAAATCGGCTTCGATTTCAGCCTTGGCCTGATTTGCAAGTTTGACAGCCTCGTCAACTGTCTTCGGCATTGTCCCGTTTCTCTGTGCGCGTACCAGCAACAACTCGACGCGATCAAGAACGCGATCTTTTTTCTTCGCGTAGTCAGGGTCAGATGCCGCCCAACTTCTCTCCCAATCCGCTACCGCGTTTTGCATCGAGAGGTTGTTCTGCTGTTGACGGGTCGTGTCTTGCTGTTGCTGGTACTGCTGCCGTTCCTCATTGATGGCTTGCGAGGTGCGCCCCATCATGCGGTGGCGGGATAATTCGAAAGCATGTTCCTTCGTAATGTACCCCTGCTTCACTTGCTGCGCCAGATCAGGCTGCAAAACATTGCCGGTGATCTGAAGCAGGTCATTATAATATGGCGTGATGAGTTCCAATGCCTTTGCAGGATCGTTCTTCATCAATGCGCCGATATGAAACAGTTCGTTTGCTTCATCTTGTGAGATGCGGTTTTCGTCAAGAAAACCCACAAACTTCCTGTAGTAACCAGCTTCAGTGTTTGCCTGTTCCAGTTGAGTTGAAAGAGTGTTTAACTTCTCTTTGCTCTCGCGGTACAAGCCTTTGAGTTTATCAAACCGTTCGGTCGTAGCCTTTTTTAAATGCTTACGCTCTTCGGGTGTGAAATCCTCAAAGTCGTCGTCAACTTCGTCCTTGTCGTCCTTGGGTTTTTTATCACCTTCGGCCTTCTTGGACTTATCTTCTTCTGAACTACCACCATCTTCATCTTCACCTTCTTTATCGAGCGCATCTTTGATGAGTTCGAATGTGGAAGGAGAATCTTCCGATGGATTTGGATCGGACGAATCCGCAGTATCCTGGTCCGTGTCAGAAGTGGACGATGCTCCTGGTTTTTGCTGGTCCTCTAGTTCTTCAGTATCGGCTGGCGAAGCCATATCTTAGCCTCCATTTAAAGGAAAGTGGACGTTTCACAACGTTCACGAATTTATAATCTCAAACCCCGACATCGAAGTCAAGCGTTTATTACTGGATATTATCTACCGGTTGTGTATAGCCAGGTTGGGGTCCAGGTTCGTTTGTCTGTGTCGAGGTTTGATTAGTCGCACCTTCACCTCCTTGGGCCGCTGGATCGTCTTCAGTGCCAGCCGCGCCAGCCACCGCAGGTTTACCCATCTGCGCGTTAATTGCTTGAATTGATGGCATTCCTTCAACAATGATGTCATCGAGATCGATTTCCAGCAGATTTGCGTATCTACGGCCCAACGGGAAGGGGTTTACACCAGGAAGCTGCAACAGATACGGCATTCCGCGCTCCATATTTGCCAGTTCTGCGGCCTTGTTCGGGCGACCGGAAGATCCGGCGCGAACTTTGAGGAAGATCTGCTTGGCAACGGTTTCACGGTCCATTTCAGGCCATACCGCGCCAACCCCGACAATCTCTTCGACTGTTTCCACGGAAAGCTCCATAATCAAAAGCTGACCGAGCGCACCGAAAACATCGGTTAAGAATTCATCAAGGTCATCAACGTTCGATGACAAAGTGGACATGCGAGAACCTTCAGCAATCGAGCTTTCGGTCGCTGTCGCACCGGACACACCACCAATATTGGCTTCCTGAACCCCGACAATGCGAAGAGTGTCTTCCATCTCGGAATTGGTTTCATAAAGCGCAGGATCAATCGGAACACTTTCAAAACGCTGAACGAGATCCGCAATCTTTTCACCCTGACCCAAACTCTCGAACTCAATAACAGCATGTGCCGGTGCGTTCGATAATTTTTCCTTGTCATTATCAGACAAGCGACCTTTGACTGCCGCGTATTTCGGCTTGTTCGCTTCACGATGAAGGCGACGATATTCGCGGGATCTGTTATATTCAGCCTGAACATGTTTGAGCATGTGAACATCGGACAACGGATAAAGATCGGTTTCGCTTTCAACATCGTTGAATGTCTGTGCAAAAATAGGCCAGAATCCTTCCATCCAGTAATCCGGCTCTTTTGGTTTTACCAAGTGACCAGGATAACCATCTGCGATGGTGAATGTTTGCTGAAGTTCTTTATTATAAACTTCCCAAATGCAAACCATTCCAGCTTCTTTTGAATGTTTGGAACCAGCGTCATCGCTGTCTGCGCGGCGATGATATTCAGCAATCTCACCTTTTCCATCCTGCTTGTATGCGGTGAAGCTCTTACCAAGGTCAACATTATAGATTTTCTTCACCTCGTCAGGTGATTTGTGAAATTCACGAGCAACCCATCCTGCACCGATGAAACCCATCAACTGTGTACAGCGTGGATCAACAATAATCTCGGTTGCACGAGGGAACATAAATTTCGGACCTTCGCGCACAATGATATTTTGTTTGTTTTCGAGATCCGCAATGATATTCTGAAGCTCAAATTCCTCACTCTTGCAGGAATCGTACATCTCACCATCAATGTAATCCTGCATCCGACGCTGAAGCTCACCGAGCTTGTTACGCGAATCTTCTAGGCTTGATGTTTCATCCGGTGAAAGTTCTGCATACTCACGCTGGAAGCCGAGCATCACATACGAAACACCACAGGTCTTTGCGCGGCGAACGAAGGCTTTCATCAAAGGTTTCAGGCGAGGTTTTTGTTCGTTGGCATAATAGTCGAAAAGGATCTCCAACGTGCGCCCGATCTTTTTGAGCATTTCATATTTCTGGCGACCTTGCTCAATGTCCTGGACCATTGCTGCCGCATTCGGATCACCCGCCATCGCGTTTTGTAGCGCAGCCATCGCTGTGTCGGGTTTTTCATCCCACATCTTGTAATCCAACGTTTTGCGCTTCTCTGCTGTCGCTGTCGGGTTTTTAGCGTAAAGTGATGCAACCGCCTGGTTCAAATACTGGTTGATGATCGGAACAGTGTAGTTTCCACCGTCAACCCATTCTTTAGAACCACCTTGACGCGCAACCATCATGTCTTCGCGCATCCGTTTGAAATCTTTTTCAAAATATTTTTTAGAAGCAAGGATCTTTTGCTGCCATTTTTTGACAGATTGTTCTTCAGCCGGATCGAGTGTCGGGGTTTCGCGCTGCATACCGCTTTGCGATTTACCGGTATCGTCACCACCTAACATGTCTTCGAGAGATAAATCAGCCACAGCTACCATCCTTTAGATTGAAGTTCTTGCCGCTTTTGATTTTCACTCGCATGAATAACCCAAGCAGCCGTACCCGTTTTCGGGGCATTGCTCTTAGGTGGACGGTAAGAACTTGCAGCAAGTTCCTTGACCAATCCTAAACCAATCCATGCTAACCAGTCAACGAAATCATCATTCGCGGCATAGGGAAATCTTAATAATTGATTTTTTGCGTCTTGAAACCAAGGTGCGAAGGCGGGAAAATGGACTTTTTTCATCGCCATGCGGCCCTGGATCGACCGAGCGCGGGTCATTTTGTCTTTTGAAGGCACTACAGGGTCAATCAAGGTGTAAATTCGCTCTTCAATCATGCGCTTCCGTAAAAACGGCCCAAACGACTTCGAGATCAACTCGCTTTCAAGCCAGTGACACGATGGTTTGCGCTTTCTGAACATCATCAAAAGCTCTTCGACTGTGCGGTCGGTTTCCATCGCTTGCCACACTAGGTCAGGCATGATCCAAATATCGTCATTGGCATCAACACCAACCGATCCAATGACAGTTTTGTCGCGTGTCTGCTTCGCGCTCACGGCATGATCAGATGCAGAATAAAAACGAAGTGTTTTCGGCACCTCATCCATCGAATTATATTCGACAAGCATGTCGCTGGTGAAATACATCCCGTCTTCAGGTGTCGGAGATCCCATCACCAACGCAGAGAATGATCGCGGATCGCCGCGCTTCCATTGTGCGAAGAATTCGAGCGATTTTTCATTGGGCCAAAGCGCGGTGCATGGCGCGGTGCCGAACTGATCGATGATCTTTTGATCAAACTGCTTCTGTAACTTCAGACCAAGAGCTTTTGCAAGTCGGTCATCACGGATCACACCTGGGATGTTCATAAATTCCCAATCATCAGCGATACCTGCGAAGCGTTTATTGCGCTCAGGATGCGTCGGATCACACAAACGACCGATCAAGTCGTCCTCGTTCCAACGGGTATGGATCACACAGATCTTTGTTTTGTTGGAACCACGAGAGTAAGCGATTTTGAAGAACCATGACCAGATCTTCTCCAAATGTTGTGGTGTGAATTCATCATCGTCACCTTTGAACGGGTCATCGATGATGATGTAATCTGCTGTACGACCTGTGATCGTACCACCGACACCGATAAAGAAAATCTTCCCGCCTTTTTTGTTCTGCATGAAAGATTTCGACTTGGCATCAGCCATAAATTCGGTTTCAGGAAAAATCTGCCGGTAAACGGGCCGGTCTTTAATCATCTGCCGGAATTCGTGACCAAGCTCGTCTGCGCGGGTTTGGTTGTAGGTCACAACAACGATATTTTTACGAGGATTCTTACCCCAAATCCACGAAAGGCCGATTTGCGAAAAGTGGATGGTTTTACCATGTTGTGGTGGGATCGAAACAGCGATCCTCTTCGATTTTCCGCTTTCAAAACGCTCAACAATGTCGCAAAGCATTTTTGCGTGACCGGTGCGCTGATATTCTGTCTTACGGGTGTCATCGGGATCTGATGTGTCAGGCATCATAAGATGACAATAATCCTGCATCTTATTTTTCGCCTCACCAATCATATACTGACGGTGTGTTAGAAGGATCTCGCGCTCGATGTGATCGGTCGATAAATGTGAAAGATCTGGTGAGCCTGTATTAGCGTTCAACATCGACCTTCATTCCTAATGCTGCACGAGCCTGATCGCGCATCCGTCCAAAATCATTGACCATCTGGCAGAGCATCGGAACCTTGTCGCAAAAGTTTTCCATCTCAGTCGCAGCCTGGTCTTGCTGTGCGGGTGTGTATTGCTTTACAGCCGGTACGACCAGTTTATCTGTCTTGACATCAAGATCAGAAGGTGTGGTTCCGCAACCGGCGCACAGTAACGCTGTTGTCAATAGGAGCGTTTTGAATTTCATCTTGCTTCGCTTTCACATCCAGTTTTTGATCGACCGCTTCAAGAGTTGCCTCTTTATGATCTGCCTCACACCAATTATAACCCCAATCCTGAATTTTATAAACGGTAAATCCCAACAAACCCAAAATAAGGGCTACCGAGATCCCGATCACCCAGGGTTTTGCTGGTGCTGGAAGGAAAGCCCAAAGCCATTTTAACAGTTTCATAACTTTCTCCCTTTTAACCACCGCTGCACATCAAAAGAAGGACATTCTTTTTGTGCAAACTCACGGTGTCCATGAGTTGTTGCCTTGGGATAAACACTCTTGATGAAACGAAGGGTGCTTTCCAGTGTTTCAAATTGTTTCAGAGTAAAGTTATTTTCAGCCTTCCCGTCATCACCTTTACCGCCAACCATACAGATCGCAATCGACGCACCATTATAACCAACGGTATGTGCGCCAACTTCTTCAAAAATGTCACCATCTTTGTCGAGATCACGGCCCGTTTCGAGGGTTCCATCGCGCCGGATGACAAAGTGATAACCGATGTCTTTCCAGCCGCGCTCTTCGGTGTGCCATTTACGAATTTCCTCAGCACCAATATCCATTCTGGCATAGGTATCCGAACAATGGATGATAATCTGTTTGACTTTGCGCGTGTTACTTTGTTTTTCCATTGTCATCATCCTTCTGTGAGGCGCGGAGATAACCCCAAACAGGCAGTCCCGCCACTGTTGAAACAAATCCGAGATACGCAACCACTTTTGCTGCATCAAGACCCCATGCTACATCGCAGAACAATACTATCCCGCCCCATAATACAGCATAAATGGTCACAAAAACAGCAAGTCTTCGCCGGTTGTAAAAACGGTCGTCTGAAATATGCTTAAATCCAAGCATTAGATACCTCCATGTGTCACCAACCATCCGATCCCTGCCGTTAAAAGTGCGGTTACAAAAATCCACGCAGCCCTCTCAATACGAGTGCTGATTGCCTTACTGCCGATGTCGCTCTTCTCGACCTCAACGAGCCTGTTCTGAAGCTGAAACAGCCACTCGGTTTTCTTTTGGTCTGCTTCCAAAAGACGAACAACTCGTTCTTCCGTCCGAGCCATCTGCACGAACGCTGTTTGCATAGCGTCAACCTTTCCTTCGATGCGGTTCATCTGCGTCATCATCTGAGTAACCAGGGGATCTTGATAAACCCCATTCATCTTGTTATCTGGCATCTTACCGTTCTCCCTTCATTAAGCCGGTGGTGGATCTGCTACTGCTTTAACGCAATAGAGATCGACCGATGCCACCGCCACCTGAATTTCCGAATTGAATGTTTTCAAATTCGAAGAAACATAGAGTGTCGGATTAGTCGTATTGCGCGTTGCGAATAGAATTTCTTTTTCGTCTTCACCACCTGGATCATAAATAGAATAAGAAAAAGCGTCCTGATAGCTACCCGAAACACTGAAGGTATAATTTGCACCACTGTCATTCTGCGCCCAGGTCAAACCATCTGAACTTTCATACACACCAATCGTAGCAGAATGCGCGATAAACTGTCCAAGAACATCACTGTAAAACACATAATAAAAACCATCAAATGTGTTGAGATTTTGTTCTTCCAAAGTCCATGACGTTCCATTCGAGGAAGACTGAATACCACAGTCATCACCAACCGCAACCCACAGTCCTTCGGTTGCTGAATAACAAATGGATTGAAGACGATCAGTGTTTGTATCGGGATTTCGATCAGTCCATGTTCCACCGGTCGAGTTCGATGATTTAATGTGATCAAAAGAGCTATCACCTACAGCGACAACCATGTCAACACCGTTGTCTGCAAACGCATAACAACCACCGGCACCCGCCTGAGTGAAGACATACGAAAATGCAGCACCATCTGTCGAACGAGCAATGTCATTGCCGTTACCGACAAATGTGTCTTGTAAAAAGTCGCAATAATGAATGCCGTAATTTGTGCCGCTGCCTACAATATCACCAGTACACGCTGTCCATGTCGCACCATCATCATCACTATAATAACCACCGTTATTCAATGTTGCTGACACCAGAATAATCCAGCGATCCTGGTTGCTGTCATGGGTGATCGCAACGACATTCCTAGAATCAGCACTTTCAAAAAGATAATTGCTATAGGTCGAAATGTTGGTTGTCGTGATCGTATAAATACCAGCATTATCATAACCAAATAGAATATAGTCACCGTTTACACTATCATAGGCGAGTGCGTTATTTGATGTGAGATCGATACCAAGACCTGTTGAATTTGCAGTCCATGACGATGATGCACCGGTAGTCGAAGTTAAAAAATATGTTTGGTTAAAACCATTAGAACCTGATGCAACAAATTGAGAGCCATCCCAAATAATACCACCAGCCACATAAGCAAAACTTGCTTCAGTTCGTGTCCATGTTGCACCATTATCCGTTGAGCGATGAACCTCACCACCAAAATGTGTGACAATAACCCATGTTCCAGATCCATCAGTCGCAACATCAAATACGTCTTCCGTGGAAGATGATCCTAATGCTGAAACCGTAAATGTGGCACCATGATCAGTGGAATAAGCGACATACCCATCTTCCCCACCAACAACGACATTACCAGAACCATCATGTGTCACACAAACACCATCACTGAAGCTCGATGTCACATCAACACGCGCACTGGAAATTTCGGACCAGTTGGTTCCATCAGTCGATCTGTTCACACCAACATAATAAGTTGTGAAACCACTACTATAAAAAGTGACAACACAAACATAAGCGGAACCGGTCCAAACAACTTCACCTGTGCCACCACTACTGATCCTTCCACCCGCAATCGGGGTCAGGGTAGTCGATGTCCAGCTAGAACCACCGTTTGTTGAATAATAAAAATTATTACTCGCAGAAATCCACAAACGACCATTTGCATAGCTGAGTGAATTTGTTCCACAAAAAGAGGAAGGAAGATTGCCGGTGATATTCGTCCACGTTGCACCTGCATCATCCGATGTCCAAAACTCCTGAGAGCTTGTGACATCGTTCCGCATGTGAACCCACCAAGTTCCATTATTGTCAGTGACAATTTTATATGACCGACCATCCGTGGGTGCATAAGGTAACGGTCTTAATGTCCATGACGCACCAGCATTGTCGGAGAACCAGATATTCCCCGCCTGTCCACCAGTCATAATCCGACCTTGCCAGCTTGCCGGTGGTTCACCTCCAAAATGTGTGGTAGGAAACGTGAACATTGAAACCCCTTATGCAAATGCCAACTGTGCCACACCGTACATATTCGTACCGTCAGACACAAAGGTTAGAATATCGACTGCACCTGCGCCTGTTGAAAGTGTCGGTGCGACACCACCAGGCCATTTATAGTTGGCACCGTATCCAAGCGTTCTGCTGCCGGTGCCATCCTGAACAACACGAAGAATGTATGTGCCACCATTGACAGCATTCGTCGGGTTTGCAAGCGTCCGGTTGCCACCAAGGGTGACATGCGCGACCTGCTGAGTTGCAAGGTTCCAGTTGATCGTAGCACCGTCAGACAGACCTTGACTTCCAAAGTTCTGCTGCGCAGTGAAGGTTGTTGATGTCCCTGGTGCAACATAATCAGTGCCAGCAACCGCAGCCGAAAATGCTGAAGTACCGTTGCCTTTCAAAACACCAGTAAGAGTTGCCGCACCAGAACCGCCGTTTGCAACAGCAAGGGTGCCGGTCACTGCATTCGACTGTGCAAGGTTGACAGCACCAAAACCTAACGATGTGCCGGATCTACGAAGAACCTGATGATCAGAACCGGCTGCGATGGAAGCCTGAACACCTGTTGAGTTCGCAGAACGGCCCGTCACAGAGAGCGCAGATCCGTTGACGAAGTTTGCAAAAAGAAGTGTGCCGGTCACACCTGAAGAAAGTGGAAGACCAGTACAACTTGTCAACACACCGGAAGCCGGTGTTCCAAGAGCAGGTGTCGTCAGTGTCGGAGAAGTGAGTGTTTTGTTGGTCAGTGTTTGCGTTGCCGCCAGCGTCACAACATTGTCACCTTCAACAGCAATCACACCAGCCGAAACGCGGGTGATTGTAGTGTCGGAAGCATGACCAACATTGATTGCCGTGAATTGAGGCGAATCACCAGTGCCTAAACCAAGCGACGTTCTTGCGGTCGCACCACTCTCAGCAACCCATGTCGAGCCGTTACCAACGATGATATTTCCGTCCGTAACCGCAAGAGCCGCAATCGCAGCGAGATTTGTGCTATAAGCCTGAACAGAAGAGCCAATGAGGTTCGCGGTTAGGATGTTGTTGCCTTCGATAGCCAGAACACCTGCTGAAACACGAGTGATGGTACTATCGGATGCGTGACCGACATTGACAGCCGTAAATTCAGGCGAGTTGGATGTACCAAGAGAAAGATTATCACGCGCTGTGGACGCATTATCGAGATCCGAGAGGTTATTTGCAACGAGAAGCGCACCAACCGCAGAAGATGCAGCCGCAGCAAGCATCCAATAATCAGCTTCGTTGGTGCCGGTGCCAGGTCGATCATTCGCAAGGTCGGATGTGTGAGCCTGAAGACAGAAATAACTCGCACCATCATAGCTCACACAATCGCCGTACTGGTAAGCGGTCATGTCTGCCCATGCACCACGGAAAATCACACCACCGTCACCAGCAGATGCAATATAAATCGTCCAATCAGAGTGAGAGCCGGAACCCTCATAACGTTTGACGGAAACCTGAAGCGATGTGCCGGTGTAATCAGAAATTTGTCCGAAAATATAATCGTTCATCGGATCTGCATCCGAAACGATCATCACATACTGACCAACATTAAACTGCTTACCGGATTGTGTGGTGAATGTTTTGCTACCCAAGCCGATTGTCACGCTCGTCGTTGATGTACCGCGCAAATTCGCAGCCGCCGCAGCCGCAATCGCAGCGTTTTCTTCGGCATTTTGAATATCAACAATATTCGCAGCAACCGTTTGCACATCTGCACTGATACCGGCAACCGTGGTCACATCTGTTGAAATTCCAGCCACCGTGGTCACGTTCGCACTGATACCGGCAACCGTGGTGACGTTTGCGCTGATACCGGCAACAGTCGTGACGTTCGCATTGATACCAGCGACCGTATTGACGTTCGTGATGTTTGTGGAAACGGTGTTGACAGATGCAATATTCGTCGAAACAGTCGTGATCGGTGAAAGATTGGATGCAACCGTACTGACCGCGCTGCTGATACCGGCAACAGTGGTGACATTCGCAGAAATTCCCGAAACAGTCGTTACATCCGAACTGATAGATGAAACATTTGACACCGCTGCATCGATTGCAGCCACCGCAGCGATCTCTGTATCGATTGCAGCCACCGCAGCAAGATCAGCCTGGTTGATTGCAGTTGCAGCCGTAATATCAGCCGCGATGGATGCGACAGTTTGAACATCAGCATCGATTGCAGCCACCGCTGAAACATCCGAAGAGATCCCTGCCACAGTTCCAACATTCGCGCTGATACCTGCGACAGTCGTGACCGCATTATCGATTGCAGCTACCGCTGAAACATCAGTGTCGATTGCAGCGACCGCCTGGATTTCAGTCGAAATCGCAAGCACTGTCGAAATATCACCTGCAATCGCAGCAATACCGGCAAGATCACCCGCAACCGCTGCCACAGCTTCAATATCATCTTCGATAGCTGCAAGGCTCACGATTTTAGGTGCAAGGCCAGCAACAATTTCAACTTCAGTATCGATTGCAGCGACCGCATTCACACTTGTCAACGCACCGGCAACCGCCGTGACCTCAGCATTAATGACAGAAACAGTTTGAACATGAGTTGCGACACCCGCAACAGTCGTAACGTCGCTATCGATGCCAGCAACCGTGTTGATGTTCGTCGTGTTACCAGCAACAGTCGTGATATTCGCGCTGATCGGGCCGAGGGCTGTAATTTCAGTGTCAAGGCCAGCAACCGTGTTGATGTTCGTCGCATTTCCAGCCACGCTGGTCACGTTCGCAGCGATGCCAGCGACCGTATCGACATCACCTGCAATCGCACCGACCGCTGCAACGTTGCCAGCGATGCCAGCCACAGTCGTTACATCGCTATCGATTGCCGCAACTGCCGAGATCGCTGAAGAGATCGGGCCGAGGGCTGCAACAGAGGCCGCAATACCGGCTACCGTGGTCACTTCACTGTCAACTGCCGCAACCGTGGAAATCGCGCTCGTGATCGCACCCAATGCAGACACCTGAGAAGCGACACCGGCAACTGCCGACACATCACTATCGATACCAGCGACGGTCGTGACGTTCGCTGCAATCGCATTCACACCTGAAATCGCTGCCGAGATCGCGCCTAAAGCTGCAACCTCAGTATCAAGACCAGCAACGGTCGTGACATTCGCTGCGATACCCGCAACGGTCGTAATATCTGCTGCAATTCCGGCAACAGTCGCAATATCACCAGATCCGGCACCTAAAATCGCCAAAATTCCAGGCGCAAGGTGTTCGGTATCGACGATTTCATTCGCAAGGGTGCCATCCGACTTTTGGATCAAGCCTAAATTGGTGATCAACTCATCGGTTGTGATCTGAATATTGTTAAATTCGATCTCAATCTTATCAGCCGGAAGCGGGGTAGTCGGGTTCGCGGTCTGAAAAGACGTAAAATCGTAACTTGGCTCGTATGGTGTAGGTGCTGACATGGGAATAGACCGCTTTTCGCTGATTTTCTTAAATCCGTGGCGAACGGGTCAATTACTGCCAACCTAATATTTACATCAAACGGCCCGTCAGGGCAAGACTTTATCTTTTGGGCTTGACTTAGATGAAATCCGCAAGGATGCCGGTCGTAACCTTCGGGTTTTCCATACCTTTGATCCTCTGCACCCCAAAAAAGTTGCAAACCGCATTGGCTGCGTCGTGGGTGTTCCGAATACCGGTGTGGGTCCAGCCGACGAAGAAGTCGCAATCCCCGTTCATTTCGCGGTGATAGATCGGCTTGTGATCCGAGAAGCGCACCTTGAACGATTTTCCGTTGTGCCGGACAGTGCAATATTTCGATTTCGTCTGCCTTGCCTCGTAAAGCTCGACCGTGAAACCCAGGCGCATCATCTCTTCACAAAAATAGATCCATTTGCTCTTCGAAAAACCGGCAGCGACCAAACCTTCAGCGCGACCCTTCAAATAATCCATCGTCAAAATTTTGTTCGTCGCTTTTTTATTTCGTTTTCCCATCTCTCAGATCCTTGTGTTGTTGAAACCTGCTGACCACCACAGCGTCCTGTGTGCGACCCGTAAGGGGATCGAACCCTCTGTACTCCGGTCCTTGCGGAACACCCGTTACAACCTGTCGGTCGTGCGTCTAGGTCAGCATTAAAATGACCTTCGCATATCTGTTGGGAATTTACAACAGTGAATTTCAAAATTTCAGATTTTATTTTTTGGAGATGGGGCCGCTTCTTTTGACAGTGATTTTCAAAAATGCAAATTTTTGCAGACCTTGGTTTTCAAAAATGCAAATTTTGTCGGGTTGGGGGCGCACCCACGCTGGCGCAGCGCGGGGTGAGGGGTGGGGGGTCGGATCGGATATGTAAACTAATCAATGGGTTATGAAAAGAGGGGTGGGGGTGCGGATTCAAAAACGCCTTATACAGGCATTCTAAACCTTTGTTATTCCATCATGTTATCTAACACGCCT